CTGACACCGAAATGCTAACATCATTAAAAGACATGTGGATGAGATCCGGCGGTCTTAAAGTTGAAAGCAAGCAGAGTAAAAAAGCGTTGCGTCTAGTAGAGCAACGTATTATGAAAGATCCAATTTACGAAAGTTTTAGTCGCATTGGCCGCATGATTACAGAAGCAGAATTAACACAAGATCAAATTAAACAAATTTTCCAGTCAGTGACCGATGGTGCTGCCGCAGGTGGTAACGTACAAAATGCAGGTGATGAACCTGTAAGCAATCGTACCTTAGTTGGTAAAGGTGGCGACAAAGTTAAAGCCGGATACGATGCAGTATCTAAAGCATGGGAAGGCGTTAAAACTAAAATTAGTCAGTCGGCACCAGTTGCTGGATTTGACCAAGCAGTCGACGCTATCCAAGGTAAACTATTAAACGCCGCTGGCGGTGAATCTGGTGCAGTTGGGCAAGCACTTGCCAAGTATCGTGAGTTTGCCAAAGCACATCCTATTATGCAGGGTGCTATCTATGCTGGCTTAATTGCTCTAGCCGGTATCAGCGGTGCAGGCCTAGGTGGTGCTGCATTGTTAGCCGGTATCAAGACATTTGACAGATTACTACAGGGCGACAAAGCAAGCTCTGCACTATGGAGCGGCTTCAAGACTGGTGCTATTGCTTATGGTGCTGGACAGATTGGCAAAGCCTTGCAAGGCGGAGAAAAAGTAACTTCCGCATCTACTACAGATACAGGCGTTGTGAATATGCCAGGTGATCCGGCTCTTACTCAGGCAATGGCAAATGGACAAATAGCTCAAAACTGGATTGCACAAGATCCTCGTTACGCCGACACTATCAAACAAATGATGAGTTCCGGGGAGAAGAGTGCTGAATGGAAATCCGCGTTTGCTAATTATCTATCAAGAAATTCAGGAGCATTAAACCCTGCCACGTCAGATCCTGGCTCAATTAGTCATGCTATACAAATGGCCACAAAATTAGCCGATACACAGAGTAGATTAAACTCATCATATATACCCATTGGTAAAATGATTCAAGAGTATATAGACTACGAAGCAACTATGCGTATGCGTTTACTTGCCGAAAGTCGTGGAATGTCACAAAAAGGTTGCTACTTAACAGCATCGGGTGTTAAGGCAATCTTTGAAGGTGTTGTTGCCGAAGGCCCGTGGGACGCTATTAAGAGCGGTGTTAGCAAAGTAGCTGGCGGAGTTGAGAAATTTGGTCAAGGCATCGCTAATGCGGCTAAAAAAGGCTGGGACTCTGCTGCCAACAAGATCACATACGATAAGTTAGATCTTAACTGGCGTAAGAACTACAAAGAGTTTGATCCAACTGGTGGACAGGGTCCAGTTGACAGCGAACAAGTTAAAGCATTCTTGCGTAAGCAAGGCGTCACTGATGTGTTAATTAATAAAGTATTTGGTGACCTAGGCTTAGACACACCAGCACCTGCAGACCAAGCACAAGCACCAGCCGGAGGGTTTAGTACAGGTGCCGCATTTACTGATTTATTTAAGAAGTTCAGCGATGGCGGCGGCAACTTAGCACCACAAGTACGTGGCGTATTAAAAGACATTTTGTTAACTGCTATGCGTACAGTTGAAAGTATGCAACGTAAACGTATGTACGGTGCACCAGTACTATCTGAAGTTCGCACAGACTTTAGTGCCGCACTATTAAAGTCATTGAAATAAAATGAAATTATACGAAGGCGGTGACAAAGCCAAAGGACTGGGTGGCAATGTATTTAAAGACGCCAATGGTAATCCTTTAACACGCCGCATCAATCGTGTAGATGTGCCTACTACTATCAAATGGTTAGAACAAATAACTGGCCTAAGTTTAAAAGAAACTGCTGGTAGTACCGGTGGCAACTCTGCAGACTGTGGCGATCTTGATTTTATATTAGATGCCAATGTTATTACCAAAGAAGCAGTAATAGGTGTACTAACTAATTGGTGTAAACAACAAGGCGTAGCCGAAAACGAAATAGCCAATCAAGGTCGTAAATACCGCGGTGGCTATATTGCACAAACAGGCATAGAAGTACACTTCCGTGCACCTATTAATGGCAATCCTGCAAATGGTTATGTACAAAGTGATTTTAACTTTGTAAATAAACTGCATTGGACTAAATTTATGTTGGCACCTATGCCAGCTGGTAGCGAATACAAAGGTGTTGATCGTGCTGTATTGTTCAACAGCATTGGCAAAGTGCTAGGTGTTAAAGTTACAGTACACACCGGAGTACATGACCGTCTTACAGACGAATTAGTAACCGATGATCCTGGTAAAATGGCCGAAATGTTTTTACCTGCAGGCACAGTACGAGACCTAGCCGGAGTAGAAAACACAATCAGCGCCCTACGCAATGATCCGCAACGTGATGCCAAGTTAAAAGATTTTACGGACTACCTGTCTAAGTCGGGTCGTCAATTGCCACAACTAGAGTCCAGTGCTCATCCTACCGAGTGGTTTAGACATTTAAATAATCGATTAAAATGATCATATTAGAATTTATACAGCATCTTACAGAAGGTGCTCGAACACCACATCCAGAGGATTTTATCTTTAGTGGTAGTCAGGCGGCTCTGGATGCTATCGCAGGTATGGCAGGTGCTGTACAACAACCTGAAACTGTTACAATTAAGTGGGACGGATCGCCGGCTATTATATTTGGCCGTAGAGTAGCCGATGGCCGTTTTACAATGAACTACAAAGAGTACATTGGCGAAGCCGGCGGACAAGTTACAAGTGCAGAAGAACTATTACAATTTTATGCCAAGAACGGCAAGAACATGGAAGTAGGACAAAAGCTAGCGTCGGTATTTAACGCTGTTGGTAGTATATGTCCTGGTAGCTTTAAAGGATTTGTTCAAGGTGACCTTATGTGGAGTGAGCCGTTACAACCTGTAGATGGCAAGTTTGTATTCAAGCCAAATCCACATGGTGTTACATACAGTGTAGATGCAAAAAGTGATCTAGGCAAAGAAATTGCTGGCCGTGGAGCAGGATTGGCAGTACACAGCTACGGCTCAGATGTAGAAAAATCTAAAGATTCTCCATTGGTAGGTCGTCAGAGTTTACAAGACCTAGGCGGGTTAGCCGGTACTAATGGATACATTACAGTGTTCACAGGTAATATGGGAACCAAATTTAAAATGCGTGAACCCACTCGGGCCAAGAATAATGCTACACGAGCAGTGAATAAATTTGCCAGCCTAGGCGGCGACGAGTTTTTAGCCAGCCTAACACAGTCAAGTAAAGACCGCTTACAACAGTATTATAATCGCAAAGCCACTGGACAAAGCGTTGACGGCAATTGGCTACAGAGTAAGCTGACACGCCCACAGTTTAACATAGTAATAGCCAAGGAAAATAAGAACATTTTAGTAGAATTAGATAAGGTATACAGTAGTGTAACTGTATTAAAACTGGCTATACTAACTCAATTAGATTCGCAGGTCACAGGTATAGAGCAGTCAGTGGGCGGGCAACCCAAGGGCGAAGGCTTTAACATAGATACAGCCAGTGGGTTTATAAAACTAGTAGATCGTAGTGTATTTTCCACTGCAAATGTACAAGGAAGACTATAGTTTTTTATTGTCTGTCATAAATATTTGCATGTAGTCCGTATAGGGCTCATTTAATTAAGGAGATTTAAAATGGCAATATTCACAAGAGTTAACGGTGATGCATACGGCGTAAGAAACGTTGATGCTGGCCGTATCATTGGCGCTAATACCAATATTATCAATACTGGTATCGCAGCACCATTAGTAGCATACAAAGTAACATTCCAAACAGTTGGTTCTATCGCTGGCGGCGCAAACGTTGCGGCTGAATTAACAAGTGGTGGTGGTGTTGAAACAGTTTTACGTATTATCGAAGGTAATGCTTCAGTTCTAGCATACCAAGTTGACGCAGGTGCTTCAGGTGCTCAACAACTAAGCGTTCTTGCAGAGCGTTCAGCTTGGACAGATACAACAGTACAAGCTGCTATTCGTCAAACTACAGCTGGTGATGGCCTAGGTAACATTGGTCTAGCTGGTAACTTATGGGTTGGTAACGCTACAGTTACATCAACTGGTGGTATCAAGTTAATCTAATAGTTTAACAACTATAACAAAAAAGCACTTTCGAGTGCTTTTTTTGTGGCGTAAGTATCTGTAATTTTTAATAAATAATAGTTGATGCTACGGCACCATTATGGCTCACTATTATGGCACACACAGGCAATAACAACGCATCGCTTAACCAATGAAAGCGAAGAGACAATATGTCCACAGAAATAGAAAAAAAGAGCCTAGAGGCGCATGTAGAATTATGTGCTGAAAGGTATGCAAACTTGGACAATAAACTCTCTAATCTTGAGACTAGAATGGACAAGCTGGAAGGTCATATTGTAGATATTAAAACCAGTCTTTCTGATACTAGTAGCGGTCAATATAAAACCCTAATCACTATAGGTACAACCATTGTAGGTGTGCTAATTGCTGGTTTAATTAGTGTAATAGTTAGCCTGGCTAAATAAAAAAATGCGTATTGTAGAACTCTTAAATAATGTAACACTTCCCATAACCAATGAGGAAGCTGAAATCTTAGATCAACTTCAGGATAATAGTAAATTATTCAAAAGCGAGCTAGATCCAAGACAGCAAGTAATAGCAAATCATTTGGTTAACAAGGATGTATTATTGAGAATTCAAGAAAATGGTCGCATCACGTATCAAAGAAAATCAAGATAACCCAACTCGACAACAAGTAGATGCTGTAATTGTTGCTGCTGCTCAATACATCAGTTCCTGGACTCATCACGAATTTTCTCAGTTATCAAAAAATAAACGTATACCTTTAATTTGGCCTTTGCCCACCGGTGGATATCGTATAGGAAAATTTTCGGTTATTCCTGCAGGCGGATACTGGCAATTATTAGATTACAATCGAGAATTAGAACACGAATTTGATGGAAAACAATCGGCTATTTTTTATTGTTTATGTGAACAAGTACATTCTTATTATCTAGCCACACAGATAAAGTCAGCAGACTCGGAAGTTAAGCGACTTAAAAACGATTTAACGCACTATGAAACTAGTAAAAATCGTGCTATAAACAGTCGGGATATAATCGGCATAAGTATATGGACGGCCAGATTCGAAGACGCTCGGTTGCGTTTAGAAACAGCACAAAAAACTCTTAAGAAATCTATAGAATCAGCTAAATATCTTAAAGTATGGACGGAATAGGACCTAAAAATCATGAGATTAACAGAAATCGGCAATCAGCCAAGAGCTAAAAAAATTAACCAAGTAGTCGAGAGCCGTTTTGGCTTTAAAATTGACTACGATAATTTAACATTCCCTAAAGCCTATAAATTGGCACAAGGTATTACCGAGAGCTTAAACGCAGTTAAGCGTACACATGGTGTACATACTGCTGAAAAGAATCCTAAGTACATGGAAATGTTTATGGTTCGCGAAAGCCTAAATCGTTGGATGGTTGAGAACCGACACGTTCTTATCCAAGAAAGCGAAATGGCCAAAGCTGAAGCTACATTAGCCGCTAAGGACATGGTTGATAGTATTCAAGACATGTTAGAAAAAATTGGTAAAATGCAGAATGAGCAACTACCTGCGCTGTTAGACACAATCCGTGATCAAATTGGTGAGCAACAGGCCGAAGCATTTAAAGGCACAGTTACTCCACTACTACAACAATTATGGCAACAACTAAGTACCGGCCGTGAACAAGCTGATGGTGCTGCTCGTGCATTAACTGGCGAAGCTACTCCAGATATGAATATGGGCAGTGAAATGGGCGGAGATATGAATGCCGCTATGCCTCCAGAAGGTGGTATGGAAGCTCCAGCACCCGAAGGTGATGGCATGGGTGCAGTAGATGCTGCCGCTGGTGGTACTGCTGAACTAGGTAGAGAGCCTCGTTAATGCGATTTAATGAATTTGCCAGCAACCTCTTTGAAGATGACGATTTATCGGCATACGTAGAAGATGACGCTGATCATATAGCCATTGATGCATTAATCAACACACTAAGAGAATTACAATACAGTAGTGATCATGCCGCAGTTCCTAAGATCTCGGTGGAAGCATTGATCAATTTGGTTCGCACTAAACCTGGTGCCGAAGCGTTTACCCTAGACACACTACAAAACGCCAAACAACACAATGAAGCTGTAAAGAGCATTGTGGCTAATATTAAAGATGATGAAAACGGTACCAAATACGTATTCATTAACCCAGTAAACACAGATGTTGAAGTTCCAGGTGAAGATGGTGCCGCGGTCCAAACAGCACCTGAAAAAACGGTTTCCTCAATGGCAAACCGTGCTTTATCTAACCGTAGCTAAATCCAAAAAAACGTTGACAAACACCGCTAAATATTGTATAATATACAATATCGAGGAGAAGTCAATGAAAAAATTATTCGCAATATTATCAATGTTTTTGTGCATGAATTTAGTTCACGCCCAACCGGCTATTACTGCTAGTGGTACACCAGAACCAGATATCAGCATGTGCAGTGGAAAATTTGCCCTGTGTGCAGCATCTACTTGTAAGCCCACAGGCAAAACAATTACCAGCAACGATGGTCAAGTATGGCCGGAAGTCACTTGTACTTGTCCAGTTCTTAAAGGTAAAGCAATTGCCGATTTAACCGGTGGCAATATGCAAGGTTCTTGTGCCGCACCAATGATAAACGGAAAACAAGGCGTGTGGAGTTTATTTGCACCTGTGTTTAATTATCCGCAAGAAGCAAGCAATTTTGTACAAACGCCAAAGTCAGCCATGGATGTTAAAATACAAAGATGTAGCGGAGCAGTAGCAGAAGGTTCTGCCAATTGCTGGAGTTATTCTTGTACATACGATACAGATAAAGTAAACGGAACACAGACAGCTACTTGTAGTTGCCCTATTAACCAAATTGCCAAAGGCACAGCGTTTCTTACTGAAGCGGGACAAGGTAACAGAGACGCCTGTAGAGAAAATCCTGTGGCAGCACCAGCATTTGTACAGTTTCCAACAATCGTAAAATAAAAAGATTATTACCCTAGGGTAAGAGGAGAGGCACATGAAAAAAATTATTATCAACACAGTAGTGTGGACCATAGTAACAATGAGCATTATGTTTGCCGTGTCAGCTGAAGCACATTGGCGTGGTGGATATGGTTATCGTGGCGGCTGGGTAGCTCCAGTGATCATCGGTGGTGTTATTGGATATGAATTAGCACAGCCTAGATACTACGCACCTCCTCCTGTTTATTACACTCCTCCTCCGAGTGTGGTTTATGTTCAACCACAGGCACTACCACAGTCAATTCCGCCGGGATATCACTGGCAAGAAATTACAGATCCTGCCACCGGACAATTAAAGATGGCACTAATACCAGATTAGGATTATATAAATGGACTATAGTCTATTAGAAACACAAGGATACATAGTTATTCCTAAATTTTTAAATAACAAAGAACTTGATTTTTTTAAAAAAGATTACGTTACTAGTAAACCTACAAATTATGTTGCTGATTTTAATTTAACCAGCGTGTCATATTCTGGTATACGAGTACTAGATAAAAAAATTAATTTAGTATTAACCGCAATATGTAGCCAGACAAATTTAGATGTTGATTTAATGATACCGCGGGCCAGGTATTATGATAATCACGAATATTATAATAATATTACTCAACCTGGATTGCATCAAGACCATCAGATATTTTATTTTTTGCAACAATTTTATAATTATTTAAATTTTTGGATTCCTATTACAAAACCAGACTCTAATAAATCTGGTCTTACTGTAGTTCCGTTTAATGAATTAAAAAAGATAATACCAGATCATGTATCAAAAATAATTAACAATGGCGCATCAAGATATTTTGTAGAAGGAGATGTTACAAAATTTATCAATGATGGTACAGGAGAAGAAACTATTCTTCCTAGAAACATAAATGAAATAGCAGTAAGCCCAGAACTGTCAGCAGGTGATGTATTATTAATGCGTGGTGATCTTATTCATATGGGGCAAGACACTGACACACATAGAATAGCAATATCATTAAGATGTACACAGAATTCTGCACCTATAAATAAAAATAAATTATTTACGGGCGGGGAATTAAAACAAAAAACATTAAAAAAAGTACCAAATCTTGTACAAAATGTTTTAGATTTATGTAAACAAAAAAATTCTGATACTATAACCGCTGGTGATTTTTATCAAGACTTAGTATTAAGCTATAAAACATTAAAAGGAAAAGTATGAAAGCATTATTATTTGCATTATTAGCAGTAACCGGCCTAGC